GCAGCGTGTGATTGCTTAATGTCTTCAGAAGAGTTAGGTATACCACCTATTTCTTTTTCAGTAACAGAAAGCTTGTTCCATAACTTATCCGGCCTATTCATAGAGTAACCTCTATATCCTCTTCTTTTAAAATAATACAAAAGCCTAGGTTTATTGTTTTCACACAATATAGGCATTCCATAGAATACACATGCCATCAGCACATCTTCAAAAAATATTTCTGCCGTTTGAGGTCTAGCTACGTATTCTAAAAAGAATGTATGCGGTGGAGCATCTTCCATGCTAAACTTAGTTAATCCATGTAAAGCTCCCTTAGACCCTCTTCCGTCTGTTGTTCCTGAAATATCATAACTATCACAACCAAAAGCACCCATGTGCTCATTTCCGGGGCTTTTTATATTGTTTCTAATGGTTTGTTTATTTTGTAAAGTAAGACCTGGCACCCAAGATATTTTAAACCTTCCACTAGGATTAGGTGTAAATCTAACCATGCTATCTTTTATGCCATTTTCCCAACTAAAACTACCTGTTGTAATTACTCCAGAATTGCCAAGGTCTTCGTTGTAATCTATCTGTTCATATATTTTAACTAAATTAAATATACTGTTTTTTGTTTCATCCCTAAAAGCGTGTTCTTCTGTTCTAGGAAATTGTCTGTAAAATTCGTTTAAAGCATCCTGATCACTTTTTAATCCGTCTACTTCATTGCTCCAATGCTCTATTACACCTACTTCAATCTTTTCATTGTTTGGTCCAACGCAATCCTCTGATGGGGTATCGAATACAGGCATTCCATAAGAATCAATGAATCCCTCGTAATTCCATTCCATAGGTATGAACAAAGAATATAATCCTGACTTAGTTTGTCCGTTGCGGTTTCTTTTAGTGACAGCTGAATCATTGTAAAGTTTTTTAAAGTTTTCACCACCTTTATCTAAAGCGTTTGAGGTACTACCCATCATACACTTACCTATAATTCTAGCACCTAATCTTAAACAGGTTTTAGTTACACGCCAGTTATTTAATATATTATCCGGCCTTTCCCATTTACCCGATTCGTCGTGGACGAGAAGTTTGAGCTTCTCTCCATCGTAGGAATTATCACCCGTGTTCTTCCAGTCGATCGTCGTATCAAGTCCTTCGAGTAATTCCTGGTCGCTTCTATTCTGTATGCTTTTTCTAGTGAGTCTCGACGCTGGTATCCTGTAGGCAAGCTCTGTCTTCGGCCTGTCCATACCGTCTTGTATTGGTTTGAAGAAAAACGGGAAGTTAACACTAATGGGTACAACTTTATCTGTGAACATCTTTTTTGCATCGGATCCAGATTTGGACAAAATCCCAAACCGTGCATCGCTTGATATGGTTGCCATGTTAACTGTCTCCCCTGAAGCCATGAATGAAAATCCCGAACGTCTGTTCTTGAGATAGCACATACCATAAGCTCTGATGTCTGCTTTGCAAGCTTCCCAGAATATGTAGAATAATCTGTTTGATTCCCGAAAGTCTGGGTTCCCAACGTCAATTTTGGACCACTGCAGGTACATAAAGTGAGTACCAGTAATGTAAGTATCCACACCTTTATTATTAAACCAATACCCTTCGTCTCTGCGTTTGAATTGTTCATCTATATACGGTTCCCATTTTTTATGGAAATTCTCCGGATAGTCCCTCCACTCAAATACGCTTTGTATTTGCTTGAGTTCTTTAGGGAATTCTTCGACAGTCCATTTATCATTAGATTTACTTATTTTAATAGGAGTTTTTGGTAAAGCTATTTTCAAGCCTTGTATATCGTATATATCACCAATTTCTCCAGTTTTGCTAATAACTACAACATCATGTTCCTTATTGTAGCCATACTTCCATTTCTTAGATCTATTAAGTCTAGATATTGTATTTCGCTTTATAGGCGTTATTACGCTATATAAATTCTGCTTATACATTACTTAGATCTTTTTTCAGCAAATCCCTTAAAAGCTTCCTTTGCAACCTCTTCCTTAGGTCTATCTTCTAATATTCTTTCTTCTTCTTCAATACGTGAAAGTATTTCAAAAGCATCAAATATTGCTAGCTTTTTGGTAGCGGCAGCATTTTTAAGTTTATCCGCTGTTAAATCGTCATCTGAATCTACAATAGCCTCTTTGGCTACTTTTATCAATTCTTCAACTGCTCTATGCCCAGCTTGGATTATACTCCTTTTCGTTTCCTTGACGTTCATATTTAATTGTGATTTGATTGGTGGGTACTCTGTAAAGCTTCTGCCCGTCTATTATAAATTCGTATTCGCTTCCTGGTTTAAAACCTATTAAGTCCTCAACATCAACTGATGTTAGTTTAGGATCCTTTGTTTTTAACACACCTACTAGTGGCTTTTCAAAATCCATCGAAAACATTTTAGTTTCTTCGATTGGCTTTACAAAATTGAAACCTCCACAAGCTTCCCATTCTTGCGATTTTTTATATGCGTATATTTGACTAGGGTCAACAAAGAACATATCTTCTTCAAAAAAACTTTTACTATTTTTCTCTACGCCTCTTATATCTCTATACCTTCTGAATACATTGTGATGAACTATAACCTCGTCACCTACTTCTATTCCGTTATAACTCTCAGCCGGAGCTGCTATAACTACACCTAATCTACTTACGTAATTATGGTTTTGTATTTCAGTATTTAATAAAAGAGTATTTCCGTCAATTTTCTTTACGTTATTGTTTCTACCATTTTTAGGCTTAACAATAAACTCGAACATCGCTTTCATTTAATACTCTAAATCAAATTCTACAGCAATAGCCATATTTTTATTGAATTCTTTCCAAGGCAATATTTCTTTACCTTTTTGTATATAAATAGAGTACTTATCTTCTTCTTCTATTATATTAACTATTGTATGACCACCATACACTTCCTGTCCAACAGCGTAGTGCATGGCGTCATTTTTATAGTCTTTACCTATACTAATCTTCCTTACTATCCCCATCTTCTTTCTTAATTTCGCCGGTAGTAATATCAATGTTCACTTTCCCGTACTTCTTTTCCAACTCTGATTGAAATAATTTAAAAGAATTTACTGAAATTGTTATTTCGTGTAATAAATTGTGCTTCTGAGATTCCAATCCACCGATCTTCATCTGTAAGCTATTTATTGTTTCAATACTTTCCCTTAATTCTTTTAACTCGTTGTCTTCTAATTTACTCATTATATTTGATTTAATTGTTATACTTAACTTATTAATTACGTGTTATTGTACTTATTTTACTATTGACTTACCCTTTTCCCAAGATCTACCTACAAAATAAGCACCGTAAACAGTAACTAATAATGTTTGAAATATTGGTATGTATTCTTTTGCTATTTTAAATTCTCCTATGTTACCATCTGTGAAAGATAATAAACTAAACACAAATGTTAAATACACTAGAACCAAAGGCCTAATGTTTTTAGCTAACCAGCTATCAGAATTCATATCTGCTTTCCAGCGATCTGTCACTTGGATTTGAGCATTATTATCGGCTTGCTCAAGAATCTCTTGAACCTGCTTTTTAATAATAAGCTTTTCTTCTTCAGTTGTAGTTAGCTTATCAACAGCGTTACCGATTTCTTTGATAACGCTGCCTGTAAGCCATTGGAATAACTTTTTCATTATTTAGGCTGGATAGCACTCGCTGCCTGCCCTCTTTTTTTAGCAGCTCTTTTATTAATTCTAGCCTCTCTTCTTTTTAGTCTATCAGCTTTAGCTGTGTTACCACTAGCTCTAGCTTCTTTAGCTTTTTGCGCAACTCTAGCTGCTCTAGAATCTTTTCTATCGGCTGAATCTAATTTTCTATTAGCTTTACGAACATCTCCTTTTGATGGCTCTGCTTTTTTAGGGGTTCTTTTAGCTGCTAATTTGGGAGCTTTTTTCTCAACTGGTTTAGATTTCAGTGCTTCTGTGGAACCCGCTTTTCTTCCTATATTAGCCGTCGTTACATCTTTGCCAACAACGCCTTTTGCTTTTGTTGTATTTGCAACTTTAGCTTTAGGTTTTGGGTTTGCTTTTTCAGTTGCTTTTTTAACTGAAGCTTTAGATATTGTTTCATCGTAAGCCCAACCTTTTTTGTCGTATTCTGCTTTACGAGTATCAGAACCCATTTTTCCTTTTACACCAGAGTTTGCAGATCCAGTAAATATGTTATTATCTTTTCTAAAAGCCCAGGGTATAAAATCTTTTTGCTCTCCAGCTGGCTTGAAATTACCTGCAGTACTATTTGGTGTGGATTTCAATACCCCTTCTCCTGGCTTTAGCTTACCGCTAGTTTGCTTAGCCACTGAAGGTGATGTCATTTTCATTTTAACAGGTGCACCCATATTTAATATAGGTTGTGTGATGCCTCCTTTAGTTGTTTTTAATATTCTTGCTGTAATTGGTGTTGGTTTGTAACTCATCTTATTATTTTTTATATGGGACTAATTTATTTAATGCTTTTTTTCTTGCAGCGCAACCACAGGGTATATTTAACCCTTCTGAAACTTTATCTACTATTGTCTTAATACCTGTTGCTTTAGTTATTTTTTCTATGGTATCTCCTAATCCTGTTGATTTCATAAGCTTAACTTTTTTTGTTTTTACTACAAAAACTTTTAGCTGCTGCTACACTACCAAATCCCCATTTTTTCAAGGCCATAGCTTTTCTAGTTGGTTCACCTTTCTTATCTTTCATAGCTCCAGCCATACCCGCAAATCTGCATGCAAATGATACCCTCCGAGGACTAGTTCCTGTAAGATGTCTTTTGCCTAATGTCTTACCTGTCTCTTTAGTATACTTAGATCGCATTTTGCGATTAGACTTTTCGTAAGCTGCTTCTTTAATATAAGCAACTGTTTTTGGTTTCTCTGGAGCCATTATTATTTATTTTTAAAGTAACTTTTCTTTAATGCAGTTCTCTCAGGAGCCGCTTTAATAGCCGCTTGTAGATGTGATGGTAACTTACCTTGAGCACCTTGCAATTTTTTAGTAGCAACGCTTTTAGCTTTCATACCATATCCTCTTTTCTTATTTGGAGCTGAATATTGTCCAAATTTTGTAGGATCAAATTCTTCTGTTTCGCCTACATCAAATTGACCTTTAGGACCACCCATAGCAGGAGCCTCAATAGCTTGGGTTGATTGTCCGGTTGATTCTGTTATAATATTATTTGCTGCTGCATCCGATGCTCTTTTCTCCGCTCTTACTTGGGCTAGTCTTTGCTCTGGAGTTTGATCACCAGCGGTATCTTGTCTGTCTACATCTCTACGCGTTGTGCTACCAATGCTTTTACCAGAACGCACTGCTTCAGCTTGATTTGCAGCTCCCGATTCAAAGTCAGCTAACTCATTAGTGTTTTCAGTTTGTTTTGCTTCTAATCTTATATATTTTTTATAACCTTTATCACCTGCTTTTGGAGCTGTAAAAACCCCATCTTTCATATACTTCTTTTGGAAATTAGCCATTCTGTCATTAGCTCTACCTAGCTTAATTTTCGACTGTCTAACATACCTGTTTTTAAATTTAGTTGCTCTTCCAATTTGCCTACCGTCGAAGTTAGTTTGAACTTTACCTTCACGTTTACTGTAAGTGTCTGCGATTACATCTTCGCCTTTAACAATAATTTCTTTTTCTTCGTCTTTGCCTTTAACAGTGTCAAAATTTCCTGCATCTTTTTGTTCTTGCGGCAAAGCTTCATATTTGTCACATGCGCCCTTGCCGTTTTTAGCAATGTATTCCGCAGAGCACGCATCATTGGCGGCACCTACGTATTTCTTTTTAACTTTCGTATCTTTACCAGGTACTGTAATTGTTTCTGTTGTATCTGCCTCTTGGCTAACAACACTAGCGTTAGGTGTTGGATCTGTTGTTTGCTTAGCTACGGATCTTAATTGAAAAGCGGTTCGCTTTAAGCTACTTGTTATTGGTAATTTTCCCATAATATATTTTTTGTTTAATCCTTTATTTTAACAGCATCGGTAGCTTGACCTGTTTTTGGTGGTGTTTCTTCAGATTCAGAAGTTGGGTCTTCACCTCCACTTTGGTCTCCGCTATTAATAGTAACGGCTTTAGAAGATGTTCCACCACCACCACTATTTATTTTTTTTTCCATTAAGCTTCCGTAGTTAACAAATGCTTTTGAATTTTGAACATCCGCTTCTCCTTGAACCAGCCCCATATTCATTTTGCATGCACTAGATGCTTTACTTGTTATTGATCTTGACTTGTGTCCCATAGTTATGAATTTGCGTATGCTTCTGCTTCCCAAGGTAAGTCTTTTGCTCCCTCGTCCATTGTATCTCTTTGGTAAACACGGGAAGGCGATTTAGTATCTTTTTTCCATGTTACCGTATTATTATCGTATTGTAATTTACCCTGAGCCATTTGATCCATGTGAACTTTCTCGTGAGCTACTGCATCCGCTTTTTGCTTTCCGCTTATAGACTTATCTACAAATATAGTTCCATCATTATTTGCTTCTGCTAAAATACCACCTTCTAGTGTTTTCTTAAAAACAGGTGTATTATATGTAGAAGTTTCTTTGTCTATACCAACAAGGTC